TCTTAATAGTTGCCTTAGTTTCATACCCTCTTCTCTTCTCTGTAAGAGCTGTTAAATAGTGATATGATAAACCATGTGTACTTTGTAAGGTATTATGGTAATTCAATAACAAGACATTCGACGCATCCTTATCTTCCATAAGAATATGCTCTATGTGCCCGTTAACTTGTGGAGTAATCATCTCTGTATATTTCTCAGCTAATACCTTCTCCGTAACAGCTGCCTGTCTATAATCTTCTAAAATAGCTTTAGTGTGTGAAGAGAAATGAAGCTCTACCATCAAGAATGCAAGCATTATAATGACTATCGTCTTAACACCAGAACTCCAACTGTCAATCCACCTGTACACCTCTTTTAGTTTGCCCAATAACATTAATCTATTGATTTAAAGGTTAGAGATTAATAATAGTTTAGTTTCTTTATTACTTATTTACATTGACACCTTAAATCATTAATTCATCTGATTTGTTTGATAATGTGCAAATTTAGCAATACCTTTGTGAATAAAAAAGTGATTTAACATGTAATTTAATTATGGAATTTAACGCAGAGGAATTATCAAGAATTAATGAGGCTCTGAAAGAGTTACTCGATGATGCGGACCTAGAAGAGGTTCCCATGTTTAGATGTGGTAGTAAGTTAGTAAGGAAAGATAAAAATGGAAGCAAGATTCATATTAAGAAGAAGAATCGCGGCAAATTTACGGCATCAGCTAAGAAAGCTGGACAGAGTGTTCAAGAACATGCTAGGTCTGTACTTAACAATCCTAATGCGACTCCGTTACAGAAGAAGAGAGCTAATTTTGCACGGAATGCGGCGTCTTGGTCTAAGAAGTAAACATGAAGAAAGAAGAAAGATTGCAACAGCAATGTGACGTATGTGGGAGGTTGCTAGACAAGAATATAAGCAACTTCAGAAAGTATTCACGCAAGACAAACGGCTTAAACTTTCACACTACATGTAGGGATTGTGAAGACCGAATCAAATTGAATACCGAATGGAAAGATGGGAAGCTCTTATGCCACATATGTGGAGAATATAAAGAGCCTAGTGAGTTTACTTATGCAGGGGCTAACAAATACACTTTACGTCAGAATAAGGAGTGTAGGTGCAATTCCTGTAAACTAGAACAAAGGAAAGCTGCTATAGCTACTTATGATAACGACGTTAAACTAGAGAAGGTTTTACAAGCACGTTGGCTTGCAGCTAAATCCAGAGCTATAGACAAATCTATACCTTTCACTATTACTAAAGAAGATTTACTAACCGTATGGAAGGCACAAAATGGCAAATGTGCAATTTCTGGATTAGACATGACTTATGAATTAGGAGAAGGTCGAATCTATACGAATGTTAGCATTGACCAGATAATGCCCTCAAAAGGTTATACTATAGATAATATACAATTAGTATGTATGGCAGTTAATCAACTTAAGTCAGATTTAGATATGGATACTATTTTAATTCTGTGTTCTGCAATAGTTGATAATGCCGCTAAATGGAAGCATTAACTATGAAATTTAAGTACGACAAGGTTAAAGGGTTGTTGTTCTTTATTAATCCTCTATTACCATTTAAAGGATACTCATTTATGAACATCTGTGGTATCATGTTTACTAGGAGCGAGGATTATATAAAGAGAATGAGTCAAGCTACAGTTACACATGAGAAGACTCACACAAAGCAGATGTTAGAAATGGGAATAGTATTCTTCTATTTATGGTATGTAATAGAGTGGTTTATTAAATTACTAGCTAGTGGCAATGCTCACACTGCCTATAGAAACATATCATTTGAAAGGGAAGCTAGGTATGTAGCTGAACATCCAGAGCTTAATAGGAAGACGTTTAGCTATGGCTGGTTTAAGTGGATATTATGAGAATATCAACTAAAGGAAGAGGGATTATTAAGGCACAGCAAGGAACAGTAGCAAGACCTAATCCCAAGGAGAATAAAGACAATCCAGACAGAGTTAATGTTCAACAACAAGGATTTAGAGGAGCTAATGTGAACATGAAAGATGCAAATGGTAACTATTATATTGACCCCAACAGGCAATTAAAAGGTACAGATATTCAAGAGATGAGAACTAAGGGAGCTAAAATACCTTCAGGGTTTAATACCCTTAATGATGACGAGATAGCTAAATTGCATAATACCTTTGCTAGTAATACTAACAACAAAAGAAGTAATACTATGCTAATAGCTAAGAGAGGTGTGCAAATTAAACGTAGAATTATTAAATAATAACAATCATGGCTTTAATTCAAAATGAAGACAACAAATGCCCTACCACTAAACAGGTGAATGATGCACTTCAGTCTATGGGGGGGGGTTCAGACCCTAGTTTTAACAACACAAAATTTGATTTATCCTGGTAGAAGTAGTAGTGTAGAGGTTAACAGTGCCGACAGTGCAGTAATGGAGATTGTGAAGTCTAATATGATAGACATGGTCCCGTTTCAGTTACTGTATTATGGAATAGTTAGTGCTATACCAACGTGTGCTAATATAACAATATTAGGAATCCCATTAGGCAGTATGTTTACATTATACGTAGATACAGGTAATGGTTTACAGCACTTTAGCCTTAACAAAGGCTCCAATCAAAAGTGGACTGCTTCTACACTTAGTAATTCTTAACATTTAAGAATTAAAGTACATTAATCGCAGTATGAGAAATTTTATATTTGACGTCTGGGTTTGGTCTAAAGCCAAACACTCCAGACTACTTAAGCAAATAAGGGTAAAGGCACTATCGTTTCCTTCAGACATGTTCTGTTTGAACGAAGCTGCTAAAGATGCAGATGTATCACCCTACATGAAATCAGATGAATTTGAAGTAACAATTGGTAATTTAAGAGAATATCAAGAATAATGGAAAGTACTAATGAATTAGTAACAGCAGCTGAAGCTAGAGCAGAAGGCTTGAGCTTAGACGGAGTTGCGAACAATAGATGCATTACTAAGCAACAGTTCAATGATAACCTACCGTCGGGGGGGTATTGCTGACGCTATAGATTTATTAAACGGTTCACTAAGCGGCAGCACCCTAATATTCTTTAATAACACTACTACAGACACTACAATGGGTATATCAATCATAGATATGTATGGTCAAAGCACATCGGCTACACCAGATATTCCTGCTTCATCTATGGTGGTATACCCTATAGCAGGTGTTATAAGAAATGTAGCTTTGTTTGGCAATAGTGTGATTGGAAGTAATATTTACGTAGCATTTCTATTAAATAATGTAAAGAATATGAATTACTATTCTGGTTATGAAACAGATAGACTTATCATAGGAACTAATCAGAATTTGCCAGTACAGGGTGTACTTGCTGTTATGTGTATAAACAATACATAGCAAGTATTTAAAATGACAAATAAAATTGCAACAGAACAATATTTAATTAATTTAGCTGGTGGAGGTACAAATACTCCAACCAAGTGTGCCACTAGAGATAGAGTAGAGTTCTTCGGACTTGAAACTAACGATAATTACGCTAATAATCAGTTAGTTAAGGAAGAGGATATACAGTTGTCAACATTCCAGTATGACTTCAATATACATGTTTCAATAACTAACTCTGGGCTTACGTCTAAATCCTATGACTTTGTAGCAGATGTTTACATAGATGGAGTTCCAGACGGGTTTATAACAATTCCTAGGTCTGGAACTCTAGACTATCAAGGGGCAACTTTCTTTGACAGAAACTTCCACTTTAATTTACCAACTGATTTAACTAATGTCTCTAAATTATTGTTCACTGGATATTTCAGTACATACAGGGTGACCGTAGATGCAGATAGTGTAACAAATAATGCAGTATGCCAATCTGGGGTAACTACTGAAATACCAATAAATCAGGCATATATAGGAGGTGACACAGCTAATATTTCTATAAATGTAATTATATAATGAAGTTTGTAACATTCTTAAAGCAAGTATTCACATCCCACTCTGGCATATCATCTAAGAGACTCTGCGGAGTAGTAGGGTGGTTTGTCTGCTTGGGAGTGTTAATATACTGTGCAATAAACGTAATTCAAGCCCCATTAATGATAGACACAGTCCTGTTGTGTTGTATGGGATTGCTTGGTATAGATTCAGTAACAGGAATATGGAAGAGATTCACCAATAACGATAAATCGAATAAATAATGAAAGTAATACCTAAACTACAACAAGGAAATACCATAGAGTCCGATAATACTAAAGTAGTTAGGCCAGAAATTCATGAACCTATTAAAGCTAAACCTAGACAGTATTCCATTGTAGATTTAGGCGGAGAACCTTCTAATGATACCAGGTCAGCTGCTGAAAGAAATAGAGACTATTGGCATCCTATTAAAGGAGCTAGAGATAGATTCAAAGCTTCCATGTCCAACGAGACTAATCCTCTAGTTGGAATAGAAAGAACTATACTTCCTTCAGCAGCTGGCGCTGCATTAGTAACAACTCCAGCCGCTGTTGTAGGAGGAGCTTTAGGTAATATGACTGTGGATAAGCTTACTGGGGGCTGGGGTAACTGGTTAGAAGATAAGACTGGCATTCCGTCCGAAATTGGAGTTTATACTAATCCAGGAGCTTGGTATGGTGGTGCTAAAGGATATAAGATTGGAAAGGACAAGTTAATAACTAAATCAATTAAAGGTGACGCTGACTTAGCTTGGAATCCTATTAACAAGAACCATTGGATATTTAATAAAGAAGCCAGAACTGTAAGTAATATAGGTATGGCTGTTACTAATAGATTAGCTC